ATGTATAATTATGTCACGATGTTCTGGTGGTGACAAACCAATATTGGGTGTTATTTGGTCAGGGGAGGAGTTTCTCCCCTACAAATGGACTAGCAATGGTCGATATATTGGCGACGATCATCCAAGACATTTAGATCTTGACATAGACGCACAATCAAAAGGAGCAGCATGAGTCACGAGCGCGTAGAATCTACTATTTTTGAGGGATTAATTCATAATGAAGAGTACACTAGAAAAGTATTGCCATTTGTTCAAGAAGAGTATTTTTCAGACAGAATCGACGCTTTGTTATTTGGTGAAATCAAACGATTCTTTACAGAACACAACAAATCACCAACAAAGAAAATCCTCAAACTGTTTCTTGACGACTGCAAGAAACTAAATCAAGACGAACACGATATGGCAGTAGATTTGGTTGATGGGTTGGGAGACCCAGAACCGAATCAAGAGTGGTTGTTGCAGCGAACTGAGAAGTTTTGCAAAGACAAGTCATTGTATAATGCTATTATGAAAACGATTGCGATATATGATGGTAAAAACACCACATACAATCAAGAAGCAATTCCGTCTTTATTGAGCGAAGCGTTAGCAGTTTCATTTGACAAGTCAGTTGGTCACGATTTCTATGAAGATGCGGATCGCCGTTATGACTTCTATCATTTGAAAGAAGATCGTATGCCATTCGACTTGGAGATGTTTAATAAGATCACAAAGGGTGGTTTGCCTAAGAAAACATTATCGTGTTTAGTTGCAGGCGTCAATGTGGGTAAAAGTTTGTTTCTATGTCATAATGCAGCGGCGGCATTGAAAAGTGGTAAGAATGTATTGTATATCACAATGGAAATGGCAGAAGAACGTATTGCTGAACGTATTGATTGCAATATACTTGACATCTCAATTGACCAATTAGCAAAGATTGATCGTTCATCATTCAAATCTAAAATTGACACAATCAAGTCAAAGTCACACGGTAAGTTGATTGTAAAGGAATACCCTACCGGTGGTGCACACGTTGGGCATTTCAAAGCATTGTTGAATGAATTGAAACAGAAAAAGAACTTCACACCTGATCTGGTATTGGTTGATTATTTGAATATTTGTTCAAGTCAACGACTAAAAGCAGGTGGAGCATTCAATTCATATACAATCATCAAGTCAGTTGCAGAAGAATTGCGTGGTTTAGCAGTGGAATTTGATGTTCCTATTGTGACTGCAACACAATTTACAAGATCGGGTAGTACTGACACAGATAGTGATATGACCGACATTGCTGAATCATTTGGTACAGCAGCAACTATGGATTTCATTGTTGCATTGGTTCGTACCGAAGAGCTTGATGAAATGGGTCAAATTATGGTCAAGCAATTGAAGTCTCGCTTTGGTGATGTCAACTTCTATAAGAGATTCACTATTGGTGTTGATATATCAAAGTTCAAATTGTTTGATGTTGATAATCCAACAGCAGATTTAGTTGATGTTGGTCGAACTGAAAAAGATACACCTGTATTTGACAAGTCTGCGTTTGGTTCTAGAATGAAACAACAAGGAGATTATCAAGAATTAGACTTTAGTTGAGCTTAACTCTCATCAATTACAAACCATAAATAATATGATAAATGTAATTGATGAGGGTTTCCATGAAATATTCTTTTAAGCAATTCTACAAAGACAAGCCACAATATCCGAAATTGATCAAGCATCCAGAGACAGGTGCAACAATCAAACACGATTTACTCACACCAGAAACTCTCTCTACTGTGTATGTGACAAAAGATGGCGATTATAATAAACACATCAAAGCACATAAAACTGGTAATGACAAACATTTACTAGAAGGATTTGCCAAATTCATCGTGGAACGTGCCTCCACCGGAGAATCATTAAAAGGTCTCCAACATCATATTGGCACAATTTCTGAAGTTTCTGCTGCAGCAAATTTAGTACATTTGCACAAATTACATGATACACATAAAGAACTATTAGATCATGCTAACACTACACATACTGCTAGCGCAAAACATTTGCCATCTGAAACGGCACACGAAAGAACAATGCATGGGTTTCATATGGCTCATGCAATTACACACCATCTAGCAGAAAAATACCCAGATCATCAAATCAGTGAAGTTCATGTCACCACAAAGAATGGTGATATTGGTAGAGCAACTAAAGGCAAGCATTCAGATAATGCTCTAGAAAACCCCAGCGATTTAACAGTTGGTCTTCGCCATAAGAAGACTGGTGAAATGATTTATCACGGATTATCATTGAAATCATCAGAGAAGGGCGATATTGGATTCAAAAATCCAACACCAAAACACATGGACAAAGCATTAGGAACAAATGCTGATGCCATGCACACCGAAGGGCATAATAAATTTGCTGAACAAAATGGTATTTCTAAATTACCAAATAAATCAACAAACGGCACACCAGATAAAAAACAAGCAATTGAAAAAACTCCTGGTCTAAAAGAGAAAGCCAAAGCACATTTTGGTGAAGTATTCAAGAACGTTCGTGATCATATGGTCAAACATCTCTCTAGTCATCTGAGTTCTGATGAAGGTCAAGAGAAAGTTAAAGGGTTTTATGCAAAAAATTATATGAATAATGAGCATAAGCCAGGGGCAATGCCATATTCAAAAATTACTGCAATGGGTGGCGAAAAGAAAGGATATTCAGTCAAAGTAGACGAACCATCTGAGAACCATGCAGCCAAATTATTGTCAGATAAAAAGACAAAATTAACAGTTCATCCATCTGGAAATAATTATATTCACGTAATTGCCCACCATCCGGATCATGAAGAGCCAATTCATCTATTCAGTGAGCAAGTTAAAACTTCTTCGGGTGCCGGATATTCGTCAGCAAGACATAATATTCAGCCACCCAGCAAGAACACTACTAAAGGTATGAAAAATATCACTTTAGAGAAATAATATAATGGCTCAAAATGGGTTTATCTATGAAAATAATGCTAGTGCCGTATTAAAAACATACGGCATTAGTACTGGCATCACTGCTGGTGCCAGTCATGATAAACCAGACCTGGAATTAATTCATCCAATAAAAAAGACATCTTCTGGTTGCGAATTAAAAATATCACCAACTGCAGCCGGGTCACTAGTTCTCAAGTATTACAAAGGTAAATGGGGATTTGGTGACTATAAAGATGATCCAGAAAAGATATTTCTCTATGACCTGGGGAAAAAATATAAACTATTAGCCATTCTAAACAAAGAATGGGGCGGCAGCAAAGTCCCTTATCTTCAAAACGACATCTCCGGCAAAAAAGTATTACCAAAAGGTATATCAAAAGATCAAGCATATAAGAAAGATTTGGCCCAATTCGGTGGTTCAAACGAAGTAAAAATAAATATACCAGCAAAAGGTATATCAGATTACTATAATACAAAGCATTGTGAGTATATCAATGTCGGAACACATGGTTTCTTCTTATTGAATAAGATAGACCCATTCAAATTAAATGAAAAATTAGTGCAAATGAATGCACCAGTAATACCAGATTTTAGCAACTCAACAAATGCCGGAATTCGCTGTAGATGCCAATATAAAGGAAGTGGAGATTATCAGTTTGTGATGACCCTACAGTTTAGTGGTACCAAGAAATCGCCGTACAATATAGCACCAATAATGAGTTCCACTAATGTAGCTATTAATAAAAAGAGTTTAGATACCGGCAACAATTCTACATTGCTGGCAGCATTTAGGAAATAATATACCGTATGATACATTTTAAAGAATATTTAATCGAGAATTCCGTAGTAAGCCAGCAGGCGCATAGTCTCGGGCTTCGTCATGTTGGCTATGGAAGATTCGCAGACCAGCATGGAAAGATCACGCACCTCTCGCGCTTCGGTAAGCTGGTTCATGTCAGCAAAGTAAAAGACTTCCAGACGCTAAAAGACGGACAGCTGAAGCATCTCGAGCACGCCGACGATGAAGTGTTCAACAATGGCGTCCATGGTACCAGAAACGTTCTGGATCACATTCACGCTATGGCTCACGGCGATGACCGAGTAAAAATAAGCCAGAAGATAGACGGCTCTCCCAGCGTAGTATTCGGCACTCATCCAGACACTAAGAAGTTCTTCGTCGCCAGTAAGTCAGCATTCAATAAAGATCCAAAGATTAACTACACTGATGAAGACATTGAGCGCAATCACGGTCACGCACCAGGATTGGCACAGAAGCTAAAAGAGTTGCTTAAGCATGGACCAAAGCTAGGTGTCAAAGGTGTGGTGCAAGGAGATATGCTGTATGGTGAGCATGACCGTGAGCACACCGATAGCAAAGTGTCATTCAAACCAAACACTATTCGATACAGTATAGATAAGAATCACCCAGAGGGACAAAAAGTCGCTAAGAGTAAAATTGGTGTTGCCCTCCATACACGATATGAGGATGGTAAAGCAGTATTGGATCCAAACATTGAAACTAAATCTCATCCAGATGTGTATAATATGCCGGTGGCAGTTGATGGTGAGAAGATGAAGTTTGACACTGAAAAGTTGAAGCATCATGCATCTGAGATTGGTAAAGGTATGCAAGGCATTACCAAAGAAGGATGGGAAGGCATTAGTCATCCAAAGATTGCTGAACATGTTAAGACATACATTAATAGTAAAGTTCGTAAGGGTGAAGATGATTACAATGTGCCAGAGTTGATTCGCCACATTCATGACAAAGGTCAGAAGGATATAGATTCCGTTAAAACTGCGGCTTCTAAGATGACCAAGGTACATAAGAGGAACGAGTTGCTAGCTCACGTTAGAACGCATGCTGGTGCGTTTAAGCGGGCCTTTGCTATACAGTCTCATATCAATCAAGCAAAGCATCATATCATTGATAGACTAAACCATAATCAGACATTCGGTCACCATTATGATTCCGGTGAAGAAGCTGCTCCTGAGGGGTATGTTGCCATAGGACATCATGGTCCAATTAAATTCGTGAATCGTGCTGGCTTTAGTGCAGCAAACTTCGCTCAATCTGCTAATAGGAAATAATATGCAAACCAAACCAAAAGGCACAAGAAAGCCGTTGACTGCTAAAGCAGCAAAGATGAAGAATCCAGTGCACGTTCATGGTATTGGTGTTATGGAGAAAGAACAAGCTGTTAGACTGTTTCCTGATTCACCATACACACCAACAAGATTGCATAAAGAAGAAGTTGCTGCTGTACCTGTTGCTGTATTGTGCGAAGAAGTTGAACTTGAAGAGAAATGGGTTAATCATCCAGACAAACCTGCTGCTGGTTTGAAGCGTGGTCAGAAAGTATCAATCAAAGGTCCTGCTGGTAAAACTGACTTCGGCACATATCTACAAACACAAAACGGTACTGGTAAACCAGGACATCCAAAGGGTCATTTAATCAAGCACAATAGTGATGGGATGATGAGATGGCATGCACCTGAAACAGTGTTTCACGATATGTCTGACTATGATCACTCAGAGTTTGTGAAAGAGGCAAATGAAGGTACTGATCATATCACTATGACTGTTCCATTGTTCATCCGTTGCCTTGAATGGGCACACGAAGACGCCAAGGATGATGTTGAGTTACACAAATTTGTAGAGAAAGTTGTTGCTAAGGGTGGTGTATTGGCAACCGAAGATTACGAAGAGTTCTTACCAGAGTCCGTTCAATTGGAAGAAGGAGAAGTCGTTGCATTTCCTCATAAGAAAAATGATTTTGACAAAATGACTCATTGTACTAAATGCGGAAATAATGTTCAAGGTGGTAAAACTAGCATAGATGGCAAAAGCGAGAACGTGAAGTTGTGTACTAAGTGTATGACAATTTATAGAGATACGAGAAATAAAAGATGATTTCGTTCAAAGAATACCTTGCTGAAAAAGCACTCCACGTGTACGATATAGATGACACTATTCTGAGAACCAATGCTCAAATCCATGTGAAGGATCATACTGGTAAGACTGTCAAGAAACTGTCCAACCAAGAGTTCAATGATCACAAATTGGAAAAAGGACATCATTATGACTTCAGTGAGTTCAAAGATTCAGAGAAGTTCAACAAAGAGTCCAAACCAATGCACGGTATGTTGCAACAGTTGAAGCGTGTCCACCAGAAGGCAAAACTGGGACTCACCAAAGGTTCTAAGATAGTATTCAACACCGCCCGCAGTGATTTTGATAGTAAGGATAAATTCCTCGACACATTCAAAAAACATGGTGTAGATATTGATGATATTCATGTCCACCGAGCAGGTAATATTCCAGGCAATGATGCACCAGCGCAGAAGAAGTTACATTACTTCAGAAAGCATTTGGACACTGGTCATTACAATGAAGTCCACTTCCATGATGATAGCAAAACAAATTTGAGAGCATTTCATGGTCTGAGAAAAGAATACCCACATATCAAGTTTCATGCTTGGCACGTAAATCACGAAGGTAATATCCGCCCATTTGGAGAAAAAGAATGAAGACATTTAAAGAGTACTTGGAAGAAGGTCAACAAGAATTCACCAATGCAATGAACAACATTCCTGCAGAGAAACGTGACTCAGCAAGAAAACAATACACTGCACTTCGCAAAAAAGGTCACACTCATGCTGCAGCAATGACTTATATGTTCAATCTTCACAAAAAAGAAACTGAACTGGATGAGGATTGGAAAAAAGTTGCTATGGGTGCTGCGATTGCTGCTACTGTTGTGACTGGTGGTGCTAGAGGAATTCAGAATAATCGTGAAGTTGAAAAATTGGAACAGCAGCACAGTGTTCTGGTTCAAAAGAATCCAAAGAAAGCAGAACAGTTGAGACATCATTTAGACCAAGCAAAAGCAGTAAAAGGTAATGCAAAGTTAAATGGCCAATTCGATCATCACATTCAACAAGCAAAGAGCATAGCAGAGGAAACTGAATTGCAAGAAATGGGAGATACCACCAAAGGTAAGTCGACATTAGCAAACTACATCAAAAAGCGTTCGGCAGAGGTTGCCAATGATGCAGCACACGATGCTCTTCATGCTGGCACCAATATCAAAGGCGACGATAAGACTGTGTATGGATTGGATCCAGTTACCAAACAACCAATCACCAAGAAACCAAGACCACGCTTTGCAGAACATAAGAAATTGACCGGTATTGCTAGAGCAGCGGATCGTCTAGCAAAATGAAATTCAAAGAGTACTTAGACGAAGCTCGTCAGTCAAAATTGGTTCCTGGATCATCACATGGTCCTATGAACACCAATCAACTTGTTGATTTGATTGGTAAAACTAAGGCAAATGCGCTGTTCAAACATCCATGGTATAAAAAGCACGTGAGTGATCTAAGTGCAGTACCTGGTCACGTTACAGCACACAAAGTTGATGTCGATAAGTACGGTTATCCAACAATTCGTTCTGGTTCAAGTTTCACATACGACTATAAAGGCAAAAAGACTCGCCATATGATTCAGACTGCAATGGCGAAGGATGGCGGTAAAGTACATCAAGTTCATCTATATCACAACTACGATAATGAACGACACGAAGCAAGACACGGTGGTGGTCCTGTATGGAACTACATAAGGTCACTGCACAACGACGAATGATAAATATATCAATAAACAATAATATATTGGAGTAATATATGCCTTCCAAATCAGCAAAACAAGCGCGCCTAATGGCTGCTTGTGCTCACGGTGCGAAGTATGAGAAATGTCCACCAGTCAAGGTTGCCAAAGAGTTTAATCAGGCAGACATCAAAGAAGCATCACAGGAATATGGTGTTGCTCGTCAGAAAAAAATTGATGATATGTCACCTGAAGAGT